CAATTAACAATGGAACATTTGACGTATTAGTTAGAGATTTCTTTGATTCGGACTCAAGTCCAGTTGTTATTGAAAAATTCACTAACTGTAATATGGACCCTAATGATAATGCGTTCATTGCGAAGAAAATTGGTACTATTGACGGTGAGTATGAATTGAATTCTAAATACGTTATGATTGAACTTAATGAAGACGCACCAATTGACGCATTACCTTGTGGATTCTTAGGATTTAATTTTAGAGAATATGCGGGTGTTAGACCTCCATTCCCAATTATTAAACAAAAATATGATTTTCCAGGTGAGGTAATATATAATCCACCATTTGGTTTATCTTCAGGAGCTGACGATATTACAAGAAGTAATGGAGATAATGTACGTAGAACTTATTTAGGTATTTCTGATACTATAGGTATTGACGTTGATTACTACTATTACAAAGGTAAACAACTTCCTTTAGATATTTGTGGTGATTCTACGGGTGAAGATTGGAACTTTAGAAGTAGAGGATTCCATATGGATATTGATGCAAGTGGTATTACTATACCTAATGCATTTGTAACAAGTGGAACCCCAGCATTCTATTGTGGTAGTGCACCGTTTACTAAAGACCCTGATACAGAAGCTAACCCTTACTACAGAATTTTTGCTCGTAAGTTCTCATTCTTAGTACAAGGAGGATTTGACGGATGGGATATCTATAGAGAACATAGAACAAACAGTGATAGATTCGTATTAGGTAGAAATGGTTATTTAAAAGGTTCATGTCCATCAATCAAATATCCTACGGCGACAGGTTGGGGAGCATTTAAACAAATTACGGTTGGAGATAATACACAAGGTTACGCTAACACCGATTACTACGCTTACTTATTAGGACAAAAAACTTTTATTAATCCTGAAGCGGTTAATATTAATTTATTTGTTACACCTGGTGTCGATTATGTAAATCATTCTGACTTAGTTGGAAGTGCGGTTGATATGATTGAAAATGATAGAGCTGACTCACTTTATGTTTGTACAACTCCTGACTTCAACATGTTTGTTCCAACAACAACTAATACGCAGGATTTAATTTATCCACAAGAAGCTGTTGATAATTTAGACACTGCAGGAATAGACTCTAACTATACCGCAACTTACTACCCATGGGTATTAACAAGAGATACTGTAAACAACACACAAATCTATCTACCTGCAACTGCTGAGGTTACAAGAAACTTAGCTTTAACAGATAACATAGCATTCCCTTGGTTTGCTGCGGCGGGTTACACAAGAGGTATTGTAAATGCTATTAAAGCACGTAAGAAGTTAACACAAGAGGATAGAGATACTTTATATCAAGGTCGTCTTAACCCAATTGCAACCTTCTCTGATGTTGGAACTGTAATTTGGGGTAATAAAACACTACAAGTTAGACAATCAGCTCTTGATAGAATTAACGTAAGAAGATTATTACTTCAAGCTCGTAAATTAATTTCTGCGGTATCTGTAAGATTACTGTTTGAACAAAACGACCAAAAAGTAAGACAAGATTTCTTAGATGCGGTTAACCCTATATTAGACGCAATCAGAAGAGACAGAGGTTTATACGATTTCCGTGTAACAGTTTCTTCAGATGCTGCTGACTTAGATAGAAATCAAATGACGGGTAAAATCTACGTTAAACCTACAAAGTCGTTAGAATTTATAGACATTACGTTCTATATTACTCCAACAGGTGCATCTTTTGAGAACATCTAAAATAAAATAACAAACAAGTCGACATAAAACCTCGGCTTGTTTAGCCAAATAGTGAAAATGATAAATAGAAAAAGAATAGTAGAAGGTATTGATGAAGAGGGAACACCTGACATGAAATACTATTCATTTGATTGGGATGACAACATACTGATAATGCCAACTAAGATTATCTTAAAAGATGAGGACGGTAATAATTTTGGTATGTCAACTGAGGATTTTGCGGAATATAGAACAGACATAGGTGAGGAACCGTTTGAATATGAAGGACATACTATTGTAGGGTTTAGTGATGAACCATTTAAATATTTTGGGGTTGATGGAGATAAACAATTTATTGTTGACTCAATGTTAGCTAAACAAGGTCCTGCTTGGCCTGATTTTGTGGAGGCGTTAAATAACGGGTCTATTTTTTCTATCGTTACCGCTAGAGGTCACACCCCTTCGGTAATTAAAGAGGCGGTTTACAACCTAATTGTTTCAAATAAAAACGGGATTAATTCAGATGAGTTAGTTAAGAACTTAGAAAAATTTCGACACATTGCCGATGAGGGTGATTTAAATAAACGTGAAATAATTCGTGAATATTTAGACCTTTGTAGATTTTATCCTGTGAGTTATGGGGAAGGCTCGGCAACAAATCCCGAAGAAGGAAAAATTAAAGCTTTAAAAGAATTTGTTCAGTATATTAAAGAAGTTTCTGAACAAATTAAGAAGAAAGCGTATTTAAAGAATAAAATAACTAATAACTTTTTACCTATAATTGGTTTTTCAGATGATGATTTAAGAAATGTGGAAAAAGTTAAAAGTCATTTTGAAAATGAGCCAGATAATATAATTAAGACTTATTCTACTGCAGGAGGAATTAAAAAAGAATATTAATAAATAAAACTAGATACTTATATGCTAAGAATAATTTTTTAAATCTTGAAAGTAAAGATAAAAAATTTATTTGGGGATATTTATAGAAAACAAAATAAACACAAAATAACAAAAAAAGAAAGAAAATGGCTGATTTATTGATGAAAATGCCGATACCGTATGAACCAAAAAGACAAAACAGGTTCATTCTTCGGTTCCCAACAACATTGGGTATTAACGAATGGTTCGTTGAATCTACGTCAAGACCACATATAACTATAAACCCTGTTGAGATTCCCTTCTTAAACACTTCAACCTATGTTGCAGGTCGTTTTACTTGGGGAACTCTTAACGTTAAATTCCGTGACCCTATTGGTCCGTCTGCGTCTCAAGCTCTTATGGAGTGGGTACGTCTATGTGCTGAATCAGTAACAGGTCGTATGGGTTATGCTGCGGGATATAAAAAGAACGTCGATTTAGAAATGTTAGACCCAACTGGTGTTGTTGTTGAGAAATGGATTTTAGAGGGAACATTCTTATCGGATGTTAACTTTGACTCATTGGCTTATAATACAGACGCTTTAGCAAGTATTACAGCTACAATGCGAATGGACCGTTGTATATTAGTTTACTAGTTTGTAATAAAATACATCGATTCATTGATACTATTGTGAAATTCCTATATATTTATTTATATGGGAATTTTTTTTTGTAAAATATGTCAAAAAGAATGTGAAAGTTTAAACTCTTTAAGGTCACATTCTATTCAGAAACATAATATTTCTTCAGAACAAATTTATATTGATTATGTTTTAAATGGTGTTAAACCTACTTGTGAATGTGGGTGTGGAAAAACAACAAAATTTTTGTCGGTAGGAAGAGGATATTCTAAATTTATACAATCTCACCACAATAGAGTTCCTGGTAAAAATAATTTTCATAAAAATCCTAACACACATCAAAAGGCAATTGAAACTCAAAAGAAAAATTGGAAAGAAGGTAAGTATGTTGGTTGGTGGGAAAATAAAACACCTGAAACATTAGAAAAAATTGAGGGAATTAAAGAAAAATTACGTAATGATAAAGAAAGGGGTAAAAAAATTTCTAAAAAATTAAAAGGAGTTCCTAAAACTGAGATATCTAAAATAAAAAATTCGGAATCTCAAAAAGTAAGATATAAGAATAACCCAAAACTTAGAGAACAACAATCAAAAACAAGACTAAAATGGATGAGAGACAACTCTAAAGTTAAAACATCTAAACTTGAGACAACGTTTATAAACATTTTAACCTCATTTGGTTTAATTGAAGATGTCGATTTTATACACAATCATTTAATTTCAAACATAAAAACTTTTTTTGATTTTTATATCCCCTCAAAAAAAATAATAATAGAAGTTGATGGGGATTTTTATCACTGTAATCCTAATACCAAATATTCAACTCCAATATATGAAATACAGAAAAAAAATAAAACAAACGATAAACGAAAAAATACTTGGTGTCAAAACCACGGAATGATATTACTTCGTTATTGGGAAAAAGATATTAATGAAAGACCTGAGTGGATAATATCTGAACTAAAAAAAGAATTATCTTTATAAAAAACCGAATTGTCCTATATTTTATTATAAAAGACAAACAATATGGACCAAAGTATCATTGACGCAGGAACGGAGAGTTTTAACTTACCTCACGATATAGTACAACTACCTTCAGGTGGTGTATTTTATAAATCAAAAAAGAAATCAATTAAAGTCGGTTACTTGACCGCAAATGACGAAAACGCATTGATGGGGGCAACACAAATGAGTAATGATAATATCATTATGACTTTATTACGTAGTAAAATTTATGAACACGATTTAAGACCTGAAGAATTATTGGACGGTGATATTGAGGCTATTCTTATTTTCTTACGTAACACTTCATTTGGACCTGAATATAAAATATCAGTAACTGACCCCAAAACAAGTAAACCTTTTTCACATACAGTAGTATTGGATGAGTTAAACATTAAAAAAACACAACACCAACCTGACGAAAATGGTGTTTTTACAACAACATTACCGAAATCAGGAGTTTCGGTTAAATTAAAACCATTAAGTTTTGCTGAAACAACTGAAATCAGTAAAATGGCTGACCAATATCCTGTAGGACGAACGGCGCCAGTCATTACTTGGAGACTAGCAAAACAAATTATTGAAATTAACGGGAATGATTCCAAGGAACAAATTTCAAATTTCGTTAACTCAATGCCAATTATGGATTCTAAGTATATCCGTAATTTTATTAGAGAAAATCAACCTTCATTAGATTTAGTAAAATCAGTAAAAGCCCCTTCAGGAGACTTGGTATCTTTCGAGATTACCTTTGGGGTGGAGTTTTTTCGGCCTTTCTTCTAATCACAAACAATTTTTAATTGAGGAGTATTATTTTTTGGCGAGATTTATAAGATTATCTTATACTGAATTTCACATTATGCCAACTTATATGCGAAAGTACCTAATCGATAGAATTATTGAGGACAATACACCTAAAAACGGTTAGTAAAATTGTTTTTGGTGTATTTATACATATATAATATTTAAACTATGGCAGGACCTGAAGATAACGAACTTGGCGGTGACTTTTTAAGTAAAGTCCAAGGAGCCCTCGAACAGAGTGTTGGTAGAATTACCGACGCTTTGGCGACTAATTTACGTGCTGGTGATATTGCGACACAAATTCAAGAAATTGATGATAAAGCGACAACCATTGTTAAATCTTTTGGTCAAGGTCGTGAAAACATTGTTAATTTAAAGGCCGCTATGGCCGATGCCGCCTCTGAAGTTGAACGAATGGGGGGTAGTTTTGATAATATTGTCAGTATCCAAAAAGACGTTGCCGAAGCATTAGGCAGAAATTTAATACTAACATCAAGTTCTTATAAAGATTTATATGCGACTGCCGAAGTTACAGGTGAATCCGCAAAAACTCTTGTCACTAATTTTAAAGATGCGGGTATGTCGGTATACCAAGTGGCGGGTGAAATGAATAAAGTTGTTAATGTTGCTAGAGAGTCAGGTGTTAACGCTCAGGCGGTTAGTAAAGAGGTTCTTTCAAACATGACCGCATTAAATCAATATAATTTTGCGGGTGGTGTTACAGGTTTGGCTAAGATGGCGGCCCAAGCTTCGTTATTAAGAGTTGATATGAATAAGACTCTTTCATTGGCGGATGAATTATTTAGTCCTGATAAGGCAATTGAATTAGCGGCATCTATGCAAAGATTAGGTGTTGCAAATTCTGAATTATTAGACCCTTTACGTTTAATGGATATGGCTCAGAATGACCCCGCTGAACTTCAAAACCAAATCTCTAAAATGAGTGAACAGTTTGTTCAATTGGGTGAGGACGGTAAGTTTGAAATTATGCCAGGAGCTAAAAGACAATTAATGGAGGTTGAAACGTCTTTGGGTATGGGTAAAGGTGAATTAGCTAAAATGGCGTTAGCAAGTGCTGAGGTTGCGGATAAAATGCAAAAAATTAAATTCCCGTCAAGTTTTACTGAAGAAGAAAAAGGTTTAATTGCGGGTATGGCCGAAATGGGTGCGGGAGGAGAGTATAAAATCCAATTAGGTGGTGAAGAATTAGGTATTAATGAAGCAATTGAAAAACTACAAAAAGACCCTGACCAAATGAAGGCTCTTAAAGAAATGGCTCAACCAAAAACTATGGAGGATTTAGCCAAAGACCAACTAACAATTTCAGAATCTATGGATGCGTCTTTAAAATCCATATCAAATAGAACAGGACGAGCATTAGCTGGTAGTAAAATTGCTAATCAAGCCTTAGAAGCTCCAAAACTATTATACGATGCGGGTGCTGAAGCCTTATCTGGAGATAAATTAAGTAGTAGAAATATTAGAAGTGGTTTAGGTTCAGGAGCAGAAGAAGTTTTAGGTTCAATTAACAAGATATTTAAAGGTGAAGGTTCTTTAAGTGATACTTTTAATGTGGTTAAAGATAGTATGTCAACTAGTGCCAAATTTGTAGACGGAGCTTGGTCTCAGGCATTAGATAAGGGGGCCGCAGCGGCATCAAATTTGGCAAAAGAACAAAACATTTTTCTTGAAATGTTACAAAATGGTAGTAAAAAATTAGGTAATGCTTTTATGACTTCCGAAAAAATACCCACAACAACTGCGAAAGATATGTTAAAGTTACCTGGTCAAAATGTTGAATTTTTACCTGAAGATACCTTAGCGTCGTTCACTAAAGGTAAGGATGTTTTATCTGCGTTAATGGGTTCTAATAATAGAAACGAACCCCCAACACAAAGAATGACCGATTCAGGGCCTGTTAATATTAATTTAAACATAACCGCGCCTTCAAATATTGATACTTCTCAACTTATGTTAGCCTTTGAAAATTCAGGAGTTAAAGAAGCCATGGTTACTGCGGTTACTAAAGGTCGATATAATAATGGATTAACCGCCCCAACATCTAATCAAACACAATTGATGGAAATGGCAAGTATGAGAGTTTAAAAATAAACATAATGTCTATTTATAATAAAATTATAGAAAATGCCTGATAGTACATTATCGTTTGTTAACAGTTCTTCATTTAGAAATGCGTTATTAGCCACAAATTTGGACCCATATGATGTACCTGGTGTTTACACACCGCCCTCAGGACCTATTGCCTATGAAATACAACAAACAGTAAGTAATGTTATTGATTCACCCGATGGTTTAATTGCTAATGACCCATTTGCTGCGATATTATATCCATTAAATGAATACGGACCTAATGGTGGTTTTAATACAACTATCACATACAATGGACCTCCATTACCCGTTAACTCTAATCAAGGGGAGTACAGCCCAACAGATACAGTATTAGACTTAGTTAATGAGTTTTATATCGACGCGGCATATATTGAAAACATATATGGACCTTCTGGTGGGTTTAATGATATGGTAGTTATTACGGATATCCAAAACAATAATAAAATTTATCAACCTTATTGGAATCCACCAACATTTGTACCGTCTTCTTATACACCATATAGTATATTATTTTCAGATAACCCAAATGGAACTGACGGTTCATTATCTCAGGATTCTTATATTGCTAAAATTGGGGCGGAACAACTTAATTACTTATTCCAACAAAGAATTGCTGCTGAGATATTTCAAAATACTGTTGGTCAAGTTAACTTAGATTCTTTAAGTGACCCTTTTGAGGCTGCCTTAATTGCCACAGGACAAGAACCATTAATTTATAAAAACTATAGAATTACTGTTCCTGAAAATCCTATTGTTGCGGCTTTTGATTTGGCAACTAGACTAGCAAGTGCTTATTGGCCTGTTTCTATGATTCCTGGTGATTACTTCACACAACAACAAAAGCCAGGATTTTTATCACAACAAACATCAAACGCTTTAAATGTTATCAAT